TGCGTTGTATAACACACATAAAGCACAAATATATTTGTATAACACAAACTGCGTAATTTGTCGCATAACACAAACAGCCCTCATCTCTGAAGGCTGTTATGAGCCGAGCATTGGCGTATACTACCAGTCGGCGGGTCTCGTGGCAGTGGCGCTTGCAATAGCAGAGGCTTCACGGACACCATATCTTATTATACCACATTATTTATTATAAAACAAACAGTCCTGCCACGTAGAGGACTGTCTGCCGTCCGGTATACCCCGAACCATCGTTTGTTCTGGGCGGGCATTGGGATGGAATTGCACCATCTGAAGCATACTACGTGGAGGCTTCTTTTCTTTTGCCAGTGTTAGAGCTGCGCATCTCTTTATCTCTGTCCACAGCGCCAATACCGCTTATCACCCATTGTTGGAGATGGTGGGAGTCGAACCCACGTGTTGCGACACGGATGAAACCCGTATAATGCGCAAGCCAGCCCGTCATCCCCAAATATTATGACCTGTTAGGGTGCGCTTCACTAAACTCAGGATAGGCGTAACAGGTACTGTTATATTTATTTTACAACAAATAGTGTTGTTTTGTCAAGCCCCAGACGGGGGGCTTAAATAACCTCTTGACAACGGCTTATCCGTTGGCACTAATGCGCAAAGACAGTTGATACCCTTACAGGCTAAATCTCTTGATTGCGGTCTTGCGCCAATCTTTTCCCAATACGAAGCACGTTTTACCTTGCCAGCATATTTTGCGCAGTCCTTGCAATGTTCAGTAGGCCCTAACACCCATTCTAACTTTGGGTCGTTGCTTGCCATTTGCATAGCCTGATTTTTCGCTTCGTTATAGCGGTTTATCCACATGCTTATCCTTGGCTCTAACGAACTTAATAAAGCGCCGTTTTCTCTGCTGTTGTCTCTGATATAAGCCGCAAATCCATCAATGTAATTCCACTGCGTAGAAATAAGTTGGTGCATAGCCATGACTTCCTCTGGATTCATATCAGCCTCTGGAATGCCAACCTCGTTCATTCCCTCAAGCCAGGCAGCCTTCATGCCAGATTCTATCAGCAGTATCATTCCATAAACAAATGTAGCTTCGTCTATTGCATTCCGCCAAAAAGCAGCGGACAACCCTCTTATTCTCGAGCCATAGTACGCAATATCCTCTTGCATTTCTTCTGGCTCTTCACCTGGTAATATCTCTGGCTCTTTAGTATCTTTCTTTGCTGCTGGTTTGCCAAACATTTCGCCTTTATTGTATTGCAGAAGTATTGTGTCAATGTCTGGCACGCCCAAGGTCTGCAAACCAGACTTAATCAACTGATATTCTGTATTTACAATAGACTCCTGGTCTACAACACCAGCAAGGTCTGCAACCCTGACCATCATTTCGGTTATATCGGTTAGTTCTGTGTTGATGATTGCGTCTGTGTTAACGTCTGCATCTATAGAGGTGACATTGATTGGGCTTGGACTGTACAATTTGTCTGCGTGTATAACGATTTTAAGCATATCACGCCACACACTCGACCAGAAACTTTGATAGCGGTGGAAACTTCTATAAACGGGTGCTTCCATTGCGGTTGCTGTTGCAAGGCGGAAACTCTCACCACGACCTAACCAGTGGGGGAATATCTTTCCGCCAAGACCTGCTTGCGACATAATCGCTGACCCATCATCCTGCGCCTCCGCAGCACCAGTCGGTCTAACCATCCATTCCCTGTTCATTGCCTCATTCTCAAACCAGATACTTCCTGGGGAAGTTGACGGATTTCTTTCTGAATATCCAGAACTAGAAAGGGACGATTGAATAGCGTTCTTGATAGAATCTATGCCTCTTTGTCCAGTCTTCGCCTTTATCTTTTCCACAACAGAAGCAGAAGCAGCCTGTACCGCAGCACGCCAGCGCAAAAAGTCTGAATATGTTTTAATCCAGGGCGAAGAAGCAGATAGTAACGGCCAACCCCTATCCTCGTGCTTTCTATAGGCAACCTGCATCATTATAACGTCTGTATCGTTTCGTATTTCAGAAGCGATTTGATAACTGCGCTTATCAATAGTGTCTAAATATTTATCAAGGCTTTTTATTTCTTCAATCGTGTCGCACATAATCCATTTATGAGCATCAAGATAATAAATGTCTTCCACGTTGTCTTGCGGCGTATAAATGGTATTGATTGACCCGCTCTTATGCCAGAAAAGCGGTGCGATATTATCGCCTGGCATTTTCACAACATCTAAAATTTGCTCCGTGTCGATAATTCTTAAAGTGGTCTTACCAGTGTTCCTTGATATAAAGAACACAAAGAATAGTTCGCCGTCAATAAGTAACTTGTTAGAGGTGTTTTGAATTGTGCGTTCACCAAGCAAATATTGATTGTTCGGGTCATCCCAGAACGCACCCCATAAAGCCTGTGCTTCTTTATCTCGTGGAATAACGTCTGGCTTTTGACCAAAACCGAAGTCTGTCCATAATTCAATGATATACTGCACCATCGGGTCGTAGACATACATATACCTTGATTCTGCGACCTTCGCTCGGCGCATTTCATTTGTAATAATTGGCGAAGTCTGATAATTTTGAATGGTCAATAATAATTCATCAAAATACGGCCCGCTCGCTTCCTTAAGTTGATTTACAGCCTGTTCAAGATTTTGCGTCTTGCCAATTTGATGCCAACTCATTTCTTCCAGAACGGCATTTGTAAGATTGCTAATAAGGTCATAATCCTTTTTTAGCACAAACCTTTTTGCTCTTTCAAATATATTCATATTACTCCTTATATTAGGGCGCTGTAATCAATCACCCTGTAAGTGGCAATCTCTTCTTCGTAGGTGTTCCTAACCAGTAGCGGCCCTACAAGTCCCTGAATAATACTATCCGCATCATCCGTGCTTCTACCGATTCTGCGCCTTAATTGCAATTTGCTTTCAATGGCAATACGTCTTTTGTCGGACAGATATAATGGTGCAATCAAATCACCCTTGATATGTATTTCCTCTGTATCTGGCGGTAAACAAACCTTTATGCCAGATAGCGGCGACAATATTTCTCTTGTTATCCACCAGGCTGCCGCACGCCAGTTTTCAAACTCTTGCTCACCAGACTGGTCTCTTAAATCAGTTCCTGCACTTGCTACAAACCCATATACATTATAACCCAATTGTAGTAGCCTGTCATGCACACCCTTTCCTATGCCAATTGAGTCCACTATTATCATAACGTTTTTGTGGTCTGATGCAACCTGTTGTATGTAATCTACGATGTCCATCGTTTCAGCGTCGCCCTGTGGCGTAAATCGCTGTACCTCTCTAATCTTTATATGGTCATAAACCAATGCTATTGATACCTTGTCTGTGTTCTCATGTCCAAGCGCAACGTCTATGGAAATACAGGTAAGTTCCCCAGGGAAACCATTTGCTTCCCATTCATACCATCTTTCTACCGCTTCATCTACATGCTGACCATCAATGAGACCATTGGAGTCTTTCGCAGCGAAGTCGCCCAAAACATTAGTAATAAACCAGGCACTCTTTTCGCCATGCCTGATTTTCATTTTGTCAATCCACGCCTCACTAATTGCACCGCACTCTAAAGACTCTTCCAAAGTAACCTTTCTGGTTTTCCAGTCAAAATACTCTGGCTTCTTGGCATGAATGTCATAGAAAACGCCACCCTCAATAACAGAAGGGGTCGAAGCAACAAGCCAATACCATTCGCCTTGTGCCTGACCAAAAGCACCCTCAACACTATCAAAAATAGCCTTTGGAATTAATTTCGCCTCGTCAAATATATAAAACAACTGATTGGCATGTGCGCCTTCCATAGTTTGAGCATTTTCTTCTGTACTTGTTTCTGCTTTTGCGAAACCCGTTCCACCCCATTTTTTATCTGGCACAAGACTCAATTTCATAAGTTCTCTATCGAACAAATACGGGTCACGACCAACCCTATCCCATTTAATCAGAGAAGCCCACTTACGGTCTTCAGGCCAGAAATACATTGTCATCTGATCCCAGACCGATGCGGTTGTAATGATTTTCCAATCTGTTTTGCCATCCCTTGTAAGCGCAAACCAAAGCAAAGCCCACGAAGATAAAGCCGTTTTACCAAGAGACCTCGGCCCTGTCGGGCTTATCGGCTCAAACGGTCTTATCATTGATAGAATATCTAACTGATGCGGATATGGTTTCGTGCCAGAGGGAAACTCTATGCAATCCGCCACAAAGGCGTCAGGCTTATTCCAATATGTTTTCTGGAAGTTGAGGAGTCTCTTGTTGATTAATGGCGGGGGTCTCATCCCCCTCTTCTCCATCACTAATTCCAAGGCTCTCATCTCCCTCAATTTCAGCAACTTCTCCGAGTAATCGCTCATACCTGCTCATTAATTCCTCATCGCTCAAGTTTGCGACGGCTAATAAATAATCTGGCAAGCCTCTTGCCTGTCTTTCAATAGAAATGCCTTCTTTAAACAGAAGCCTTGCTTCTGCCATATCAATAAGTGGTCTGCCAGTTTTTTGTATCTCAAGAAATTCATCTCTCAGTTTAACCATAGCAAGTTTTTGCATATCTCTACCGATTTGCGCCTGTCGGCTAAACATCTCTTTGATTTCTTCTAATTCAGACTCCATTCTTTGACGATATACGTCGTCGTCATATAAGGCTGCTCTCTTTACCCAATTAAACCTCTTCGCCTTGCGATTCCAAGCCATATCTTTCGCATGGAAGTCCTTATCGTCAACAAATTCATAATTTTCGTCTTCAGCCCAGCCACGCAAAGCGCCAAGGAT